CTGCATCTTGATCAATAATAGTCCCTACTTCCATATCAGCCTGAAAACAAAGATAGGTAAGCTTAACATTGTTTTCTGTACTGTGGGGAAACGTCCTAATCCTGACAATCGGGCTACCTTCATCGGTAGCAACATCTAAGGTTAATTGTAAAAGCTTTCCGTTTTCCCAATCCCCAACTAAGATAACCCCATAAGCAAACATGCAACAATTGGCGCGGGGTCTCAGGAGATTTCCATTTTCATCACACCAATTCCACTCAGACCATTGCTTAGTCTTAACTTCGTAAAGCCAGCCCTTATTAGCAGTGGGAAATATTAATGTATAAAAAGCATGATCCCCTAGCTGAAAACAAAATCCAATGGCATCGGCCATTGTAATATAACTTTTAAATTCTTGAACAATACGAGGAGTGGATATTTCTGTTAAATCATAACCCTGACCTTGAACAACAATCCCACTCCCCTGCTGATCCTGCATAATGTAAAAAACTAAAACGTCCATAGTCGCTATGGAATACTGAGCAGCGCAACCATGATTGATATAAGCACCTTGCTGTTGCTGAAAATAGAAATCAGCAGCGCCAGTACCAATCCAAACCTCTGTGGTTAGAGTGCCGATTAACCACAATTCACGATGAACCGATATGATGCCCACAATAGGATCATTGAAGCCGGCCTTGGCCGCAATATCCAATGGATCAAAAGCACCTGTCGTGCTCAGCATAGCGTAGCTAGCATTAGAAGCTGAAATGTAAAATTGATTAGTATCAGGACGATTGAATACGAAAAACGTATCTAGTAAATCGACAAAATCAGCACCATAGAAATTAGGATCAGTGATCGTGGCAAAATTATTAGACGCCATGTCTATAACGTAGCCATTACTACCATCAACTAATACAATGGCAAGGCCGTTATCTTTGAAATATACTTGAGACGGATCATCAGCAATATTGCCAATCAATATAGGAGTAGTAACATCTGTCACAGGGTCTTCAGCTAAATAGAAAACACTAGAGCTTACGACGCAATAAGCGGCGCCAATGCTTGTTCTATATTCGCCTCTAACTTTTGAGTTGATGTTTGTCTTGCAGCAAAGAGACGTTCCGGGTGTTAAATATTCAGTAATAGGCGTTGGAGATTGAGGATCGGTATTAGCGTTAACCTCAGCATACAAATTTACGCGCTCTTGCCCTGACGCAATTAAGTCTTGTCCTGCATATGGAGCACTAACTAGCGGGATACGGCTCATCTTGCGTCCGCATTGAAAATGTAGAAGTTATTACCGTTCCTACCAAACCGCAAAGCACTAGGCATCTGAAGTGTAGGCACTTGCACGTTAGCGATTTTGACAGTATTCAATGCGAGTTTAGCCAAGGCTGCTTGGATAGGATTAACAGGTGCGGAATACATGGAGCAAAGTCGAATGCACAAATTGTAATGCACAGCTTCATGATATTCTTCAGGCATATTAAATTCAGAATCTAAGCTGTCTGTTACGTTGGTAACGTTCCAAACCAATCCACTACCCACACTACCCATGAATGTGTTATCAAGGGTCAAATCATCATTGATTTTGTATCCGTCACCGCCATCTTGAATTTCAATTCCAGTAACAACACCTCCAGCAACATCGACATTTGCTGAGCCGCCATTACCGAATCCGCTCAATGATACGAATGGAACAGCAGGATAAGAGCCATCAATATATCCTGAGCCTGATGCCGTAATCCGACCTGTTTTCAATTGCACGGTAAAGCCGATAGGGCTTTTACAGACAAGATGAATTTCATAGCTGCTAGATGGGATAGGCCAGATATAAACATTTCCGTATGGGAACGCAGCGTCATAGAAGAAGTATTGCGGCCAAGAGTTTAATTCTTTAAGCTGGACCTTGGCATAATCTTCCCATGACCAAATGGGGATAAGCGGAAACGTCACTTGATTAGACGTTCCGCCTCCATTCAATTGCCTGAAATATGCTGTCTGGATTTTGTCTGGCCTGAGCGCATTGTAATACTGACCAGGACCGATAAGATTAGACTTTTGACTATTGCCGAATGCTGCTATCTCATAAAGCGATGGAACTAGCCAGCGCTTCTTTTGCCATTGGGCCAACATCCTGTTGAGTAATGTAAACCCGTCATTAATGTCTTCTGCTAGAAGTGTCTGACCTACGCCAAGCACTCCAGCCTCTTTCATGGCTAATGTAATGAAATCTCTTGCAGTAGCCATTTTAATTAAAATTTCCTGTTGACTTCTATTTTAAACCGTCTATAAAGGTGACATCAACAACGGAGACGGACATGAACAAGGAATGGATTGTCGCCCGCACTCAAGCCCACCTTCATGTTGATGGAAATTATAGCGGCATCTCAGTCTCTCTCACCAAATGCCGCCCCTCAGACGAGTTGATCAAGGAAATGAACCTTCCTCCCCTCCCCCGAAAGGGAGGGTAAGGCTATGGACATTCGCACGATAACAAAATCCCAAATTATGCTAGCCGCTCATCAGGAAGCTAAAGCTATCGTCGCTGAAAAGCGTATCAGCTATCGCGAAGCGATGATGTATGGCCTGCGAAAGGTTTACAATAAGCTATTGCAGGAACGCAACATGGCTGTCATTATGGCTCAACCGGCAACGCCGCAGTTTATGTGGCTCAGGGGGATGTGAAGATGGCTAAGCTTGGAAAAAAATGCTGCTATTGCGGTATTAAATTTAATGTAAAATATAATGAAAAATACCGATGCTTGATATGCAATGATTGCTATCTCGCAGCTTGTAAAGAGGATGAGCAAGCTTCTATCGACTCTTGCTATTCAGAAGGTGAGCAAAACTTTTAGGGGATGTGAAATGTATATCATCAGCCGCATAGCAACTAACAATCCATCTATCAATGGTCAAAAGCTCTACCTGAGCGATCTTGGCCTGTGGAGCTTGAACGTTGAAGATGCGTTTGAGTTCAATGACGAGTTGACAGCGTTACGGTATATTTGGGTACATTATCGTAGGTTTATTCGAGATGCTGTTATCGAAGGCTGTGCCGACGTGAGGAGCTGGGTATGAACTGGTATTTGGTAGTAGTTATGGTATCGTTTTTCTTTGCTGGTTTCCTGGATTATACCAACACGATGAAAGGAAAGCCAAAGCTTTTGATAGGCGGATTTATAGCTGGTCTGATAATGTCTTTCACGTTCCCACTAGTGATCGCTTATGCTATTTTGAATTGGTGCTCTGAGCAGAACAGGAAAGCCAAATGAAAATATCTCGCGAAGCAATAGTTTTTGGAAAAATTATTGAATTCAGATCAATTGAAGATGCTACCCTTGACGCCGCTATTCCTGGTCCATGGTCTGATGAAGGGAGGCTTGAAAGTTTGGCGTCTGAGAATAAAAAATTGCGAGAGATAGTCGCTCGTTTAATTGATACGCTAGCGGGTCAAGGTAATTTGAATAGCGCGAATATCAAACATATTCTTGGATATGGTTACGAGGTGTCCGATGAATAAAAGCATCATCAGCGAGCTAGAATACCTTGACAGACGCTTGCAGCTGCTTATTGATGTCATTGCACCAATCAGGCAGGCTGCGCCTGGAAACGAGAAGCAGGTTATTAGTTACGTGTCCAAGAAGATTGACGTAGCTGGTAAAGCAATTGGGATGGCTCTAGAAAGGATCAGTGAGGTTGAAAATGTATTTGCATCCGACTAAAGGATATCGCGGTAAAAATACAATTCAGACTAAAAGTAACAGGCGACGTAAATATATTGTATGCAAAGTAAAATATGAAAATAAATTGAAAAAAGAAAATCGGAAGTTTTTACATTCTAGCTCATTGACTTTAATTTTTAAACGTATAGAACAGCAATATCAACTGTTGGAGAACAGAAAATGACACAAGATGAAAAAAGGCTGCTGCTGTCTGTAGCAAGGTTGCTCGCGGTTCATTTGAGTGATCATATCAATTCTGATTATACTCATATTCGTACTGATTTGAAAGATTTGCGTGAGGCTTTGAAGCCTTTTAATAGCAATATTGCTGCGATTAATCAGGATAAATCAAATGGCTAAGAACACTGGAATTGCACAGTTTTCTCAGGGACGTTCAGACGTTCACAGGGTTGACCCCCGTGAGTTGTTTATTGATTCTAATGACGATTATCGTGATCAGGGTCAAGACCTGGAAGAGCATGACGATGAGCTTGCTCAATCCATTGCCAAGGTTGGCGTCAAGAAGCCGATTGAGGTTCGGCTTGAGAATGGCAAGCTCTATGTAAAGGAGGGCCGTTGCCGTACTCGCGCTGCAATGCGCGCTATCGAGGTTTACAACGCTGATTTGAAGACTGTCCCTGTCATTAGCGTTGATAGATACGCTAATGATGAAGACTTGATCCTCAATCAGGTTATTGGTAACTCAGGCAAGCCTTTTTCCAGCATGGAGAAGGCCAAGATTTTTAAGAAATTGCTTGACATGGGATGGCAGCAGGCTGACATTGCTGAGAAAACCGGAATGTCGAATGGTCGCATCAGCCAGATTTTGGGGTTGCTGACCATGCCTGCTGCTGTTCAGCAGATGGTATCCGCTGGTCATGTTTCGCCTTCCCTGGCTCAGGCTACGGTCAAGGCGGCTGATACCCCTGCTGAAGCCGCTACTGTCCTTCAAGCGGCTGTTGACAAGGCGAGTGCGGAGGGACGCAAGGTCAAGCCAGC